GCTGTTTTTAGCCTATCGCGTCTTACATAGCTTTGACTATATCCAGTTATTTTTATAGTGATATTGTCATACTCTTTAGATAGGCGTTGCATCTCTTTAACTGCCGACTCATAAGGGAATGAGTTTATTAATGTTTTGCCGTCGTTTGCTTTAAAGTCGATAGGCTCACCATCTTGTAAAATAGAGTAAATAGGCACATACGTAAAGCCGTCATATTCTGCACCATCAGGCGGTAAATTATCCCAAAATGAGCGGTCATCTAATTGCTGGCGTGTTGGTTTGGTGTCTAGTGTCATCATTGTTGCTTCTCCATTGGTGGGTTTTGTTGGGTTTTTGGTTTAGCCTAGTTTTTGCATCTTTGGTTTTTTAAAGCTGGCACGTATAACCGTCTTACCAGCTCTTAAGTCGTCTTGATAGTCCGCCCATTCTTGTAGCATGGTGCGGCGTTCGTCTAAAAATTTCACACGGTTGTACGCCGTGCCGTTGTTGTCCTTGATAATGTGCCCGCTTTGAAAGTCTGGCAATTCTTTAGGATATTTAAGCTGCTCTTGTATCATCGTTATGGCGGACGCTCTAAAGCCGTGCGGTACGTGTATGCCTTGGTAATGCCCGCCCCTTAACTTATTCAATGCCCTGTTAAGGTTTTTTGTCCCCATGTGCGGCGCTACTCTACGCTTGTGGCAAAAGAAAACATGCTCATACATGCCTGTCTTGGCGTGCTGGTCTTTGAGTAGTTTAATAGCTTGCGCTGGCAAGGGGATTATTAGCTCGTCCACCATGTCGCTACGTCCCCGCCCTTTTTGCGGTGCTAATGTCCACAGTCCCGCGTCCATGTCTATATCTGCCCATTTAGCCGTTACCATGTCGCCGCTGCGAGTAAATAGCAATGCCATAAGCAGCAATGCGGTGCGCTCGTTGCTGTCTTTCATTGCGTCAATATCTCTTAGCAACTGGGCAAAGGGTAGCGGGCTAGTTAAGGCGGGGTAGTGTTCAACTTGGTGGGCGGTTAGCTGTGTCGCTATGTCCCTAGCGGGGTTATTGTCAATTAAGCCCTGTACCACAGCATAAGAAAAAATGCGCTGGGCGATGCTCTTAACGCGCTTGCCTGTGTCGGGTCGGTCTATCTGTATGCGCTTGCATAGTTTAAAAACCATCGGCGGGGTAATGTCTTTTATAGGCGTGTCGCCCCATTCCTCTACAGTTAATTTAATACCGCGTTTCCATGCTTTTAGCGTGTTGTCCGCTGGGTTGCTCTGCATGTTGTGCTCAAGCCAAGCGGCGGCTACGTCTGCATAGCCGTTATTCATGGCGGCAAGTATGGCAAGGCGTTCTTGTTCGCGGTGCGTCATTGGGTCAATGCGCTGGGCAAGTAATGCCATGTTTTTATGGTGCGCTTTGCGGGCTTGTTCTAAGGTTACGGCGGGGTATTGGCCAATAGTCATGTAAGGGCGCTTGGCGGTGTGCGGGTGCGTGTAGCGGTGCCTGAATGTGGCTGTTGTGCTCATGTCGCCTAGTCTTATGCGTAGCTCAAGCCCTTTATAGCCTGTAATTGGGTGCGCGGCTTGCTTGCCCGCCTTTGCCGCTTCGCGTATGGCTTTCTTAATTTGCTTGTCTGTTGTTATGCCCTGCGCCATGTTGGTAGCCTCAAAAGTAGACGTATAGTATTCATACGCGGTAGCCGTATCGGTAGCCTTTAGCCCCGCGCTTGTGAAATGCCCGCCTGCTCTATCCTTTGATGGTTATAGCGTAAGGGTTTGCGGGTCGTTTAAGTCACTATGATAACACGTGATAACGTAAGATACTAGCATAAACACATCCAAGACGGTATATCTATTTTCCTTTGTAGGCATTGATATATAGGCGTTTTGCTCTTTGCCCTATGTTTTTGGTAGCCACTAGGGTAGCCTTTGGGTTAGATTTTTGGCACTGGTAGCCTACGCGGTAGCCGTGAATATCAGGCACAAAAAAGCCCACCAATTAGGCGGGCGGGTTTGAATGTCTGTGAGTATTAAGCGGCTTTGCTTTTCGCCTTGGCAGTCTTAAAGCCTAACTTCTCCAAGTGGGGCAAGTATGCCGCTTGTTTGTCCTTGTCGGCTAAGTGTTCAGCTATTAGGGCGGCGTATTCGGCGGTACTGGCTCCAATGGGGGCGTTACTGCCCAATGCTGGCAAGTTTGCGAGCTTGGCGCTAAAGGTCGCTATTTGGTCGGCCGTCATTTTGATATAACCGTCATCAACGGCTATCATGTCGGCTATCGGCTTGGCGCTTGGTTTGGCTTTAAACTTAAAAGTAAAGGCGGTTATAGTCTTGCCTTGCTTGTGCTGGTCATAGTCGGCGGTTATGTCGGTGTATTTATTAATCTGTTTGATAGCGTGGTCTAATACTTTGGCTTTGAAATTAGTCATTCGTGCGTATTGTTCAGGCTCTACGCCTAACTTATTGCGTAAATCTTGTAGCTCTATCTTTGGTACTTTGCCAACTGTTTTCCACTGCATCATCAGCTCATACAATCTAATTGCATACTCGCTTTGTAAGCTACTTACCTGCATTAACTCATATTCTGTATAGCACCCATCAAGGCGCGTTATCAGGGGGATAACATCACTTGCAAAAGTCAGCTCTACACAGCCAAGGTCGTCAGCATAGCCTATCTTTTCTACCCATCGGCTTTTATAGGTTATTGGCTTGCCGCTTGCCTCGTCTATTTTCACATAACTAAAGCCTGCCTCGTACAACCCATTTACTGCGCGTTTCATGGCTTCGTATGAGGTGTGCTTCTCTACATTGAATTGCTTTTCATAGCTTTTGGCATAGATGCGTAATGACTTGCCCGCATTAATAAAAACATTCTGTTCCCTTGCCTCAATAATGGCTAGGAATATAAGCCGCTGTTCTGCCAGTCCTAAGCTGTAGCTTGCGCCTATCAGGTCATTATCTTTGGTTACTAACTGCTTTTTACTCATAGCTGCCTTGCCTGTAGTTAAGCTAAAAATTAAGCATAACAATAGCACTTAATAGTTAAGGCTACAATAGTAAATCAATAATAGCCTTATGGTCGTAAAAGGTAGTCTTATGGGTCGTAAAAGGTAGCCTTATGGGTCGTAAAAGGTAGTCTTATGGGTCGTAAAAGGTAGCCTTATGGGGTCTGTATCCCTTGCTATGTAAAGGCTGTAGCGGGCGTAAAAGCCTTTAAAAGCATTAAAAACATTAAAAACATAAAACCTTTATTTTTTGTTTGTTTAATTAATCAATAATTTGGGTCGTAAAACGTCCCTTTATCAACTCCACCAGTAGAGTAATGACAGCTCAAAACCTTAACATTTCTCAACATGCTCAACATCAAAAGCAGTAATTCACGTTTCAACATTTCTCAACATGCTGGCAAGTTCAAACACTAACATTTGCTAACAAGCTAATAAGCTCTAATTTGACGCTTAAGGCTTATTACTGATAATTAGCTAACTTTGTAGCATATCAAGGTTAAAAGCTCGTAGCGGATAGATTTGCCCCCCATAGCTAACGTGTTAAAGCTCATATCATTGGGTAACTGTTCATGCCCGCCGATAAAATAGCCTATGCAAGCCTTTTTAATGGTTTTTACCTAGGCTATTTTGCCCGCGTGCGTACTGTTCCATAAACTACCCCTTAACGTGTCCAACAATTCATTTTTAGCCCTGCTTACGATGTCCGAAAATTGCCATAGATGGGTAGGGTGGTAAAAGTCTTAAAAGCGTTTTGAACAAATGACCGCCCATACATACATACTTTTGCGCTCGCATAATTAAAAGTTTAGCCCCTTGACTTTTCATTAACTCCTTTAACTTTTCTTAACTTCTTAACCTGCCCGCTTTAACCGTTTATAGCCGCTAAGTTATACGCTGTAAGGGTTCGGCTAGGTTTGCGGCTTTAACCTATTTTTAAAACGGCTTTTATTTTGCGCGTGTCATGGTGTGTGCTGATATGCGGGGCGGTTGTTTTATTTCAATTCATAGCCCCCCCCGTCAATCATAATGCCTGCTCAATACTTGCCTGCCTGTGCTTCGTTTGATGACTTAATTTTATGACAATTTTTGCATAATACTTGTAGATTGCTGGGGTCGTCTGTCCCTCCTTGTGCTTCATTCACTATGTGATCGCATTCCATAACGCCTTTTTGCATTGATACTAGCCCGCAATGCTGGCACGTGTATCTATCTCGCAATAGTATCTTTTCACGTAACAAGCGCCATGCATGACCGCGTGATGCACCCCAACGGCTTAAAGAAGTTTGTACGTGTGGTGTGGTTGGCTTTTGTTTTAATGTCTGTAGCTTTGGTTTAAGTGTTGCTAACCTTGCCATGCTCGCCCCCTGTTTTTATTCAGTATTGGTATTGCTTACATTATATCAATGTTGATAGGTAGCAGCATGTGCGGTTGCTTTGTTACCGTCTTGCTGGCTTGCATAGACGTAAAATAGCCCTATTTTCGATAAGTCTTTGTAAGTCATTGATTTATAACGTAAAGGTAGGGTTAAGATAGATAGTAGAGGGCTTTCACACTACTATAGGACACTACTACACTTACATGGGGTATAGGGGGCTATCTCTACTATCACCCTTAACCCTACCTTTTTAGCTCTTTTTTGATGGTTTTTAGCGTTTAAATAGAAAAAGCCCACCATAACGGCGGGCAATCTTTAAAACTCTAAACGGTAAGGCGGGGCTTATCCGTCAATTCTCACCACTTTAAAAGTCGTTCCTTTGGTGCTCTTATTGGCAATGGTCAGCTTAAAGCCGTCCGCAATGCGGTCACGCCTAAACGCTAAGGCTTTACCTAGACCCACACTACTGGGCACGCCGTTACCCCCGCACATGGCGGCTAATGCGTCCTTAAGTTCATCATCGGCGCTAAAGTCTGCGCTGTTAAAATCCCCGCCCGCATAATCTAGCAGCTCACGCGCTTTGAATGGTGCCGCGCCTTGCCACTCATAAACCCCATTAAGCACAGCGGCAAGGGCTTCTTGTTCGGGGTCTGTCGCTACGTTGGCATCAAGTGTTTGTTTTGGGTCTGTTAAGCCGTCCACGTGTTCAGCAAGCCACGCTATCGGCTGGCGGGCTAGTGTGTCCCAATGCTCAAAGCTGCCTGTTATGTCATCAGCTACGCACCCATCAAACATAAACGCGGGGCTTTGTAGGTATGCGCTAATGATGGTCAAAGCAGCGGACACAAGCGCGGGGCGGTTCTGCTCGATATAAGCATCAGGTAATAGCCCGCCTGTCGCTGATAAATCGCGCTGTACCTTGCTGGGGTTTTCCGCCCCTGTGTCCAGTCGGCAAGTAAGCACGCGGCGCGGTAATTCGCCCGCTAACAAAATGTTATTGCCTGTCATCATAAACATGGCGCGGTTTGGTATCTCTGTTTGCTCACTGCGCCCCAATACGCGCCCGCTTACGCGGTCAGTGGTTAGAAATGATGCAATAGTGGCGCTGTCAAAGCTGCCCATCACATTATCCCAAACAATAACCCGCGTACCTTTTAGCAGCATAGACAATAATACCTTGCTGGTTTCTGCCTCGTTCTTTTGAATGGTGGGGGTCATTGCTGGGCGTTCGCCTGTACTCAATAGCCCTAAGCATTCAGTTAAAAACGTCTTGCCGCTGCCTTGCTTTGGCGCGTCAAACGCAAAGCCCGCCGCTTTGGACAAAGTGGGGCGCACTACAGCGGTTAATATCGCGGACAATGCCACGCTTCTATCTAAGTCAGTAGCAAAATTAAACGTATCAAACGGCGCCATAAGCTCACGATAGGCGGCTATAGCATCATCAATGCTTAAGTCTTGCTTGATTGGTGCGTAGTCGTCCAGTGTGGACAGATAAAGCCCTGTCTGCTCGTCATGCCCGCGCTTTTGTACGATATGCCCATCATGGGTAATTGTGGGGGCGGTAATGACTGCATTTAGCGCCTTAAGATTGCGCCCGCGCTTATGGGCTATGATTTGCTTTACTACCTTTTCGGGCGGGTCTATGTGGCTTTCACCTTTGGCGGTTTGCCTTGTGTACTGTGCAATCATGCCTAGCTCAAAGCTCAATAGGTCAGCATCAAGCGGTATAACGCACCCATCACCCACCTTTACAAGCTGGTCGCCTAAGTCGTAGTAGTCAGGTAATGCCCGCATCAGCTCAAGCGTTTGGCGTGTGGTGCTTGCGTTCTCGCCTGTGTGGTGCTCAATGCGGCGGGGCTGTGGTATTAGCGCAAAATTTCGCCCGCCATGTGCAAAGCTGTGAATGTTAGGGCGACCACTGTAAAGGAAAATCCGCCCCACAGCACGCCCGCCGTTATAATCAGGCTCTATTGGGTCTAGTGTATCTTGCCCATGATATAGCGCGGGTTTTAGCAGTATTTCCCCCACGGTCACTTTATCGCCGCTGGCAAGCGTTATAACCTGTTCACCTGTCAGCAATCCACCATCAACCGCACGCCTTACGTTCTCCTTGGCGGTTTGCATCTGCTCGCTACTTGGTAGCTCAATGCCTTGGCGCTTAAGGTTGGCGCGTGCCCGCTCGTTGGTGTATTGGTCAAGTTTAAGCAGTGCTTCGCCCCTCACCAGTTCCCGCGCTTGCGTTTTTACCGCCTTAAGCTGTACTTCGTCCGCGTCCGATAAGTCAGGCAATGCGCGGGCGGTGTCTAAGGCTTCGCCCTCGTTCACATCAGGGGCGGGGCGGCGCTGTTCTAGCGGCTCATGGCATTGGCTGCCCGCGATATAATCCAAGTGGGTAGGGTTAAAAAGGCTCTTATCGGCCAGCGTGCGCTCTAACATTTGGCCGCTATTGCTCACTTCAATATGCCCATGCCCTGCCAGCCATAAGCGGCTTATGAGCACATCGCCCGCCCGCTTAATGTCGCCTTGGTCGGCTATGGCAATATAAACACGTTGACCGCGTAGCCCTGCCAACTCTGCCCCTGTATCGCGGTTATAGATAAAGCTGCTTGATGATGTTGTATAAACGTGGGCGGTGCTGGCAAGCGGTAACACCTCGTTAATCGCTGCGAGTAAGTCCGCCTTGCTTGTGGTCATGTCGTCACAATCAATAATCAATAACCCGCCTACGCCGTGTGCGTGGATAAGGTGCTCTTTGCTGCGCGTTATTAGGCTGCTAGGCTTGCCCGCTTGGTGCCATGCGTCAAGGGTAACAAGTTCGGCTTTGTCGTCTCTGGCGGTGTGCGTGCTCGCTGTCAGTGCTTGGCTGTAGTCGGCTTGGTCTAGCAGTTCGGCAAGTTCTGCCATACTTTCAAAAGTCACATTGCGGGCATGTCCTGCGATAAGATTGCCCGCTGTTTGTGTTATCATATTGCCTGTGCTATCTAGCTTTTTAACCTTGCCAATTATCTTTGGATTGGTCGCTGTGATAACGCACGCTTGAATGCAAAGACTTGCCGTCTGTCCTACCATAGCCCCTACGTTCGCCGCGTCTGGGGCTTTGTCGTTTTTAGCTTTCATAGTCTGCCCCTGTCTTGGCTTGTGGTTTGTTGGTTGTTGCCCTATCTAAACGGTTGAATGCTTTGTATGCGCCCGCCATACCATCAGCGGCGGTTATGCCGTTGGTGAATGTCGCATCTTTTCTAATGGCGCGTAGCGGGGGCATTGCGCGTCTGCATTCTTTTAGCGCGTCTGTCGCTGCCCAATAAAGCGCGTCATCATAATGTTGTGGCTGGTCGGCTTTTAACTGCTCAATATCAAGCGTCAACTGTTTAAGCATGCCATTAACTGCTTTTGCATCAGCCATAAGGCTGTCGATTTGCTGTAATTGTGATTGCTGGGCGGTTACGCCTGTGCTTGCCTCTAGAGCGCATCTATCAAAACGGCCAGCAATGGTGTTATCAGCACTTGGTCTTTGAGAAAATACGCCGCCTCTAAACTTTGCCGCCGCGTTGAGCATTGCGCTATGTATGGCTTCTAATTCACCAAAGCCGTAATGCTCACGCTCTAAGCTCTTAGCCTTGCCCGCTGTTGTTCCCAATGCGCCTACAATCAAGTAAACGCTGTTCCCAATGTCGGTGATTTGCTCTAACTGTGTCATGGCTTAAGCCTCCATTTCTTGCGGGTGGTCGGTGCTGTCGCTGGCGTGGCCGCGCTCAATAAATGCGAGTAAATCACTATTTTTGAATAGTAAAATGCCGTGTATGTTGGTCGGCTTGGCAATCTTGCCCGCTTTCCACCAGCGGCGTAAGGTTTGATGATGGACGCCTAACAATGCAGCGGCGGGCTTGATGCGCGTCTGTCCTTGCGGGTGCAATTCGGCGGGGTTCTGTGGTTGGTTCGATACGTTTAGCATGTTGCTTACTCCTTACCCTTGCGGGTGCTATTAAGTGTTAGCATTGTGCTATTGATAGGCTGCCCGCATAAGGTCACATGACGGTCATATGCCCCTGTTTTTGCGTATTAATTGATAGGCACAAAAAAAGCCCTGCATTGCTGCAAGGCTCTTATGTTTTGCTCATGTTGTTACTGTTTTTGCTTATAGCTTTTGTTCAATATCAAGCCTGTTATAAATCCCTCGGCGCGTGCTAGGTGCTGGGCTGCTTGATATGCGCTGACTTGCTTATCACTGTCTTTGCCGTACTTAAGCGGCGTTAAGTAATGCTTGGCTATGCTGCTGTCACTCATGCGCTCAACGTATTTCAATAGTAAGATTTTGCCCTCTAAGGGCTTATGCTCACATAAAATAGTGATAAGCCCCTCCACTTTTAACGCCTCATCATCGGTAATGTAGGCGGCTGTGCGTGTCTTTCTTTTCTCCACAACATGCCCACGCATTAACAAAGCCATAGGGCTTTTATAACCTAACCCTGTACCGTCTGCTAATACCCAATGCCCCCACGATGCTAACAAGCCCTGCACCTCTAAATCTAAGCTGTAACCCATGCTGCCACCTCTTTAGTTTATGCGTTATGAGGGCTGGCAGTATGTTAAAAGCTGTCTATATTTATCAGGTCACATGACGGTCATATGCCCCTGTTTTTTGCTTTTCTTTTGTGTCTATTCTTAATTGCTGTACTCGTTTAATCCAGTCACTAATAAACCCCTCACTTATGGGCGTTTCAATATTCGGGTGCCTTGAATATTCATAGATATTTTTATTTGTTGTCCCGTCATGCGCGTCAATGTTTAGGTCGGCTTTATGGAATAAGACGTTTAATAAGCGAGTAACGGCGGCTTGTGATTTATGCGTTAGCTCTTTGTCGGCATCGGTGGGCGTGCTGTGCTGTCGTCTTAACTGGTCGTTGTCCGCATAGGCTTGCGCTAATTGGCTTTCAAGTTCGGCTATGCGCTGTTGTTCAGGCGTTGTTAGGTCGCCAAAATGTAGCGAGTTGGCATAGGCTTCTACTTCATCGCTTGAAAATAAAATCATGGCGGGGGTTACTGTGAACGTGTCGCTTTGGGTTCGGTCTTGTGTGGTCTTTGGCGGGTAGTCATCATAGCGCCATTGTCCTTTGAATAATGCCACCAGCTCACCAGTAGCAAACTGCTTTTTGTTCTCGTTCTCAATGTCCCACGTGTAGCCCGCTTCTATGACTTCGTAAACGGTTGCATAGTTTAGTTTTGTTGTGCTGGGGGCGGCTGTGGCGTGGTCATGGATAAGACTTATTAAGCTGTCGGCTGTTAGGTATCCGCTAAAGGTGCAAGGCTCTACGGCTTTGTGTTCCTCTACGATAAAGTAGTCATGCGGCAAGCCAGCCAAACAGTGAGAATAATAGAATAGGGGCGTTAATGCCTTACGGCTGCATAGGTCGGCAAGCTGTGATAGCTCAAAGTGGGGCGTTGCATTGCGGATTATTTCGATGGTTTTATCTATGTTGTAATAGCTCATTGGTTACGCGCCTTAAATTACACACCTTTAAAACATAAAAAGGTGCAAGGCGTGCCCGCTTAAGGCGTGTAAAATAGCGGGTTTTCGGGTAATTAGTCCTAGCCTTGCATGGTCATTGTAGCAGCGTTAGCCGCTAACTGGTTACGCTGTTTTTAGCCTATCGCGTCTTACATAGCTTTGACTATATCCAGTTATT